TTTAGTGGATTTTTTAGTTGCTTTTTTAGCTTTAGCTGCTTGTTCTTCAGCTAATAGTTCTTTTGCACTTTTGTTAGCGTATGTCATTTTTGTTTTAATAGTTTTACATTTGTACTCTTGCTCTTTCCAAGGTAGTCTAAAACCTTTTACAGGAGTACATTTTTCTTTAAAATACTCTTTGAGAGATGCTTTCCTATCTTCCTCATACTTAGCTATAGGTATTACATCATAACACATATCTGCAACATGGGTATTAGGCTTCAGCATAAACCCTTGCTTTTGCAGCTCTGCACATTTTAATACTCTAACTAACTCATAATCAAGACGCATCTTCTCTTCTTGCCTTGCAGCTATGGACCTACATCTATTAAGACCTTCACGATCTAAAGGTATCATAAAATTAATTTGACCACCCCAGTTTTCAGCTAGTGTATAGCTAGAAGGTCTCATACCATCTTCATCAATATCCCAAGGCTTTGTATGGTTTCCCATATAGAATGGGGAAAATGTCATAGTCGCTCCATTACAAGAGATATTAGGTCCGTAGTGCTGTCTGGATGGTGCTCCATTATTCTGGAATTGCACCGCCTGATTGGTTACATTACCTGTCGCAGCTGCTACAGGATTACTAACGTTATTCTCTTCTGCCTTTACAGGAGCTATTGAGAGAAGACTGATAAGGAAACCGTAGTAGAAGTAACATCGATTTCTCTGTCGATTACTTCGGTTGACAGTACTTGACTGGCTGCTCTTTCTGTTATTTCTAAAGTGAAAGGATCTCCAGCCGTATGTAGGGTGAATACTGAATCTGTATCTACTAAGCCTCCTGATGAGGCTGATGTATGAGTGATGTTTTCCCCACTCCATTTGTTTAATGCAGACCCATAAGTTGTTGTAGTAATTTCTTCTACTATTTCTTGGGTCGTTGTAGTTGTTGAGTTCATACTCCCCTGTGTAAAGTTGGGAGTAACTAGCTCTGCTTTTACAGCAGTTGGTGATAGCAGCAACAGCGTTATTAACCATTTTTTCATGTCTTTGTTTTGTCTTTTTTCCCGTTACCATTACTGCCAGTAGTCAAACCAAATGTTGCAAGTGCTCCAGTAAAAACCGAAGCAGGGAACGTAATATCCCCACCAGGACTTTTCTTAATCATAGGTATTTCGACGTAATTTAACGTAATAATAAACCCACTCCAAACTACAACCCCAAGACGAACAAACGTCCCAAGAATCTGTATTTGATGTTCCTGATCCTCTGCAGCATCTTTCAGCTTTCCGAGGAATCCTTTTTCTTCTGTTGCTTTTGCTTCCATTTATCAATCTTGCCTTGAATGAATTTCTGTAGTTTCTTCTTAATTTGATCGAAGAAAGGTGTTGCTAAAGTGGTCGTGGCTACAGCTGCTACAGCTGCGTAAGTAGCAGTTGCCACTACCTCTGCTGTAGGTAATGGCATCTTTATATCTAATACAGGAATCTGTACTTGAGGTGCTACTGGTTCTTCTGTTGCCTCTGCTTCTACCCCTTCAGGAGCCTCCAGATCGCTCGGAGGGATCACCATAGGGGTGTACCCTGGAATCCGAGCTGTAGGAGGCTTGAAGTCGATCCTCATAGGAGGTAGCTCTTTAGGAATCTTAGGTAGATCGGGGTGCACTATAGAGCTGCTATCTTAGACTTACCAGAGGTAACGGCTGCATCTATTGCAGTAAAGCTTTCACTTGTCCAGATAGATGTAGTTTCATCTAATTTCTTATATGCTTTGATAGTTTCAAGATGATCTACGTTACGTTGTAGTTCAGCTTTCCAGTCAACATCTGTTTGATCATCAGCTTTACTACCATTGATAACTGTTACGCTATCACCTGCAGCTGAAAAGATTGCTGCTACTTCATCGGCTGTTCTTTCTTCCATGATTAGATAAATAAATAAGGGTTAAACTTCAGTTTCAATTTCTACAGGTTCTTCTTCCTGTTCTACCTCATCTACAGGAGCAGATTGAGATAACGCTATTTCATCTAAGAGAGCCAGCGCACCATTAATCTCATTGAGACGAATGGCTAGCTGCTGTCTTTCTAGAATTAGCTGTTGTGCTTTTTCAGCAAGTGTTAATGGGCGTTGTTCTTCAGTCATTTTTGTACGAAAGTGGAAAGGTTTACTTTGCCTCTAGGGCTGTTACTTTTGCGGATAGTTCTTTAACTGCGTTTACAAGGATAGGAATTAATCTTCCATAAGCAGCTTCTAATTTGTCTGGATTTGTTTTATCTACAATATGAATGTAATCATTTTTAGTACCTAAAGCTGCATCCAGTTCTTGTGCTATAAAACCAGTTTCTGTTTTACCGTCATTAGCACTAGGTTCACGCATAGACCAAGTAAACTTTCTAGGTCTAAGTGAATCAATTACATCTAATCCATCTTCTAAATCAATAATATCTGTTTTATCTCTTTCATCAGATAAAGCACTAATTGTTTGAACTTGGCAACGCAAAGTTCCTATATCAGAACTTCCTAAAGTTATAGTATTGAGAGAGTCAACAGCAGCAGTAGCTGCATTTCTACCTAAAACAAGGTTGTTACTTCCAGTGGTTATATTTCCTCCAGCGTCATCACCAATACAAGTATTACCAGTACCAGTTGTAATCGTATCACCAGCTCCATAACCAAGAACAGTGTTATAACTACCAGTTGTAACTAATTGACCAGCTCTAAAACCAAGGGCAATGTTTCCAGTACCAGTTGTATTTGTATATAACGTTTCAACACCAACGGCAGTGTTATATACTCCTGTTGAATTGCTAGACAGGGCAAAATAGCCAATCGCAGTATTATAATCAACGGTAGTACAAGCATCTAAAGCATACGCACCAACGGCAAGGTTATATTGACCTGTTGTGTTGTTCCCTAAAGCGTTATAACCAACGGCTATGTTCCTATCTCCTGTTGTGTTGTTGTTTAAAGCATAAGAACCAATAGCAGTACCTCTTTCACCTGTAGTATTATCTTCTCCAGCTCGATAACCAACACCAGTGTTATTATCAGCAGTTGAATTTTTCACGTAAGATCGATAACCAACACCAGTGTTATAATCACCTGTTGTATTATGTGAAAGAGAGTTTTGACCTACACCAGTGTTAGCAGTACCAGTAGTGTTGTCACTTAATGCTACATAACCAAAACCAGTGTTATCACTTCCTGTAGTATTTGCATCTAAAGTATAAGCACCAACAGCACTGTTGGATGCACCTTCTGTATTAACACCTAAAGCAGATTTACCAACAGCAGTGTTATAAGAAGCAGTTGTATTAGCATCTAATGCTTCAGCACCAACAGCAACGTTTGCACCTCCAGTGGTATTTGAACCCAAACAATTAGCACCTAGAGCAGTGTTATATTGTCCAGTTGTCGTTGATCCCAAGGACCATCTTCCAACAGCAGTATTATAACTACCCGTACTAAGTTTTAAAGCGTCTCTTCCTACTGCTGTATTAAATGTTCCTGTTGCGTTTGTATATAACGCTTGATGACCTATAGCCGTATTTTCACTAGCAGTAGTGTTTGCAATCAACGCACTGCCACCTATAGCAGTATTACTATGTCCAGTAGTGTTAGCTGTTAATGCTTTAAATCCAACAGCAGTGTTATTATCAGCTGTACTGGTTTTTAATGCCCAGAAACCTACTCCAACATTAGCTGTTCCAGTGGTAACTGCAGCTACACTATTTGATCCAACAGCTACGTTATTTGCTCCAGTTGTTGCTAAATATAAAGCATCATTACCAATCCCAACATTATCATTAGCAGTTGTATTGCTAAACAGAGCTTCGTCTCCTACAGCTACGTTATTTAATCCAGTTGTATTTGAACTTAACGCTTTAAAACCTACGCCAGTATTTTGAGTTGAAGTAGTACAAGCATCTAAAGCCTCATTACCGACAGCCGTATTACGACCTCCAGTTGAGTTTTGTAAAGCAGCGTAACCAATAGCAACAACATTCGTACCAGTTACATTACTTTGAGCAGCTCTAAAACCATACGCAACGTTTCCAGAAGCAGTTGTATTATTCTCTAAACATTCAAAACCAACAGCAGTATTATAAGCACCAGATGTATTGTCTTGTAGGGCTTTATAACCAACAGCAGTACCGTGGCTTCCAGTGCTTTGGTTTAAAGCGTTTTTACCAACAGCGACGTTTTGTTGTCCTGTTGTGTTTGAAGTTAATGCTTGTTCACCAATAGCAGTATTACCTTGTCCTGTTGTATTTTGCTGTAATGCATACCCGCCGATACCAGTATTTTCAGTTCCTGTTGTGTTTAATTGTAAAGCAGCATATCCAACACCAACATTCATAGTGTCAGCATTACTGCTAGGGTCCATCGTCTTAAGAGCTTCATAGCCTACTGCGACGTTTCTATCCCCTACTGTGTTTGTAGCTAAACTATTGTAACCAATAGCAGTATTTCTATCTCCAGTTGTAGTCGCTGTTAAAGATCTAGAACCAAGAGAAGTATTATAGCTACCTGTTGTGTTTGCATCTAAAGAAATATAACCAATACCAGTATTTTCAATACCTGTAGTATTCGCATATAAAGCATTTTGACCTACACCAGTAAGCTTTGCTCCCGTTGTATTTGTAGCACAAGCATAATCACCAAAAGCAGTGTTTGTTTCGGCTGTAGTATTTGCATTTAAAGCATAATTACCAAAAGCACAATTATAGTTACCTGTTGTATTTGAAGCTAAAGCTCTATCTCCTAATGCATTATTTCTTGTTCCTGTTGTGTTTGCGTAAAGTGCATTATATCCAACAGCAGTATTTTCACTAGCAGTTGTAGATTGGTCTAAAGCACTTCTACCAAGAGCTGTATTCTTTACTCCAGTTGTATTTGTTCGTAGAGAATAACGTCCTATTGCTGTATTATCATCTCCAGTAGTTATTGCTGTTCCTGATGCTTGACCAACAAGAGTATTGTTATTAGCATCTGTTCCAGTAAAACTATCACCTGCAGTACTTCCTACTTTTGTATTATTTTGTGCATCGCTTACTTGTTGACCGTCTTCCCTCATTAACGGGAATCCACCATTTGTTGAGCCGTCTTGTACGACTAATGTTTGTTTTGTAGTATCTACTGTTACTTCTCTAGCTGCGCCATTAAATGAAGCATGTTCAGTTGTAGTACCACCTCTAAATTGTACTTGTGTTGCCATTGTTAATAATTAGGTAATTGACCCGTAGTTGTAAGATGAGCTGCCTTCAGACATTGTTAATAGTATGTTTGAAGTCTCGTTTGCAAAAACCGCATTAGCTCCTGTGTCGGTAATATTTCCCCAAGCTGTATGAGAACTGACGTTATCAGCTAAGTTATAAGGTGCTGATTCAACTTGAGTTAATATCCCATTAGAATCATTCCTATAAGTTAAAGCTAGGTCTTTACTAGCTAAAGCGTTAGCAGCACTAGTAGAGGCATTACTTGCTTGAGTAGTAGCTGTAGATGCTTGGGTTGTTGCTGTACTTGCACTTGATGCAGCAGAGGTAGCACTTGATGCAGCATTGGTAGCTTGAGTAGTAGCAGTTGTAGCTTGAGTTGTTGCGGTAGTAGCTGACGTTGCTGCGCTAGTTGCTGAAGATGCTGCATTAGTAGCATTGGTTGCTGCATTTTGAACAGCAGTCAAATTAGTGGTGATATTATTTATTGCTGTCGTATCACCAGCTACTGTTGTTACGTTTGAGCTAATCCCAGCAACTGTATTGATATTTGAAATATTACCAGCAACTGTAGTGATATTTGAAGTATTACCAGCAACAGTTGTAACCTCAGTAGCCTTAGGGGTTAAGCGATGGAATTTATAAGTATGAAGAGTGGTAGTTGTTTCAACTAAGACTCCAAATCCTGCTGTTAAAACTGTAGTTCCACAGTCAGTAATTGTTACATTAGAGCCAGATATATTAGTTAAAGTTGAATCTGGAATCGTACAAGTTCCGCTGCTTGGCGTATAAGTAGCTCCGAGAACTCCAACTGAAACAATAGTTCCTGCACCATTATTAACATCAGGGTTAGCAGCAGGGAATGTTGCTTCTGAAACTAAAGGAACAAAACCACCTACATCATCTACAAGATCAACTATACGTGCGTCGATAGCAGCAGTTGTTGCTACTTTTGCATCATCACTTTGCCAAGCTTCACCAGATACAATCTCTTCTGTAGTACCGATATTATAATATAATTCATCACATCGTTTAGCTGAATATACCTTGGTATCACTGGTAGATGTTCCAGAGGTAACAATAGCACTACCTGTTATGTCATCTGCACTTACAGTATCTATATAACCTGTGCCATCAACGTATAAGTCTTTCCATTGAAGAGTACTTGTTCCTAAATCTAATGAATTATTTGTCTGCGGTTCAAGACGAACACGGTTTTGAATCTTGTCATTAAACCATTGAGAAACAAAAGTACTACCAACATACCAAGAGTGATAATCACCATCTCCAGCAGTAGTCTTTATAGCACCAGTAGATGTTATTTCTAAACGATCAATCCATCCATCGGTATCCCAATCTATAGACGCATCATCACCATTACCTAAATATATCTTTTTATCATCAGGGAAACGAAGGTGTCCTGAAATATTTACATCATCAGAAAGTTCTAAGTTACCTCCTGAATCTGATATTGTTCCAGTGACAACTAAGTTACCATTAATAGTAGCTGTATCAGCACTGATGGTATCTATATAGCCTGTACCGTCAACGTATAAGTCTTTCCATTCTTTACTAGACGAACCTAAATCACGAGTGTTATCTGTGTTAGGGACAACATCAACGTAAGCATTAATAGACGTACCTATAGTTAAGGATATATCAG